CTGTTGGATTTGCTGAACCGCTATGCCAACATCATCCGACCGTGGGCCAGCAATGCCGCCGCAGAAATGATTGCCGACGTGTACCGCCGCGACGAACTGGCGTGGTTCCGGTCCAGTGAAATAATCGGCCGGCTGTTGGCCGATGAAGTGCGCAACGCCCCGACCGGTGAACTGGCGCGGCAGTTGCACTACGACCAAGTGGAATTGATTACGTCACTGCCGATTGAAGCCGGCGAACGGGTGCAGAAGCTGACCACCGAACTGATGACGGGCGGCCGGCGCTACGACGAAGCCATCCCGATGATAATGAACAGCGGCAACGTCACCATCGCCCGTGCGACGTTGATTGCACGTACCGAAACCGCTAAGGCGTCATCGACACTGATGGAAGCCCGCGCCACGCACATCGGCAGCCCCGGCTATATCTGGCACAGTGTGCGCGATTTTCGTGTCCGCAAGCGTCACCGCGAACTGGAAGGCACTTATCACGAATGGACAAACCCCCCAGTCGCGGAAGAAAATGGTGAACGTCACCATCCAGGGATGTTCCCCAATTGTAGGTGCTATGCAGAACCAATTATTCCCGATGTGATTTCCTGATGGGATCGCTAGACGATGACGGCAACTACGCCAAGGGCGAAAGCCCGACGTTCGACTGGGTGCGACGACATCTTGAACGACACAATGCCGCTTGCCGCAACCGGGCTATGGCAGCGCCGTTGCGGTTGAAGTTGCTGGCGTGGTGCGGTTACACCAAGCCGTTCTATGCGTGGCAAGAAAAGCAGCCCTTGCAGAACTACTACCCGAAATAGGGTTCTGTCGCGGCCGGGACGCTAGGGGGCGGGCCGGTGTCTGTGACGGAAGGGGCGAAATGGTGTTCGCTGGCACCCGCGGAAGCTTCCCGGTTCCCCCGAATCGGTAGTAAAGGCTTCCCCGCCCCATTTTTCTGTCCGGTGATTTCCTGCTTGCACGGCAACGCAAAATGGGTGTAGGTGTCATTTTTCCGGGTGACACCGACACCGCCCGCCGTGCGGTAGCTTTCCGAAAACGATCCTTCCAGAACGCTGATGCTGTTTTACACCGTCGAACAGTTGGGACCGGTGCAGGCGTTCACCCCCGAAGGGTTTCTGCTGTGTCGCAATGTGCCGCTGGCACGCACCGGGGCGCAGTTGTATTCGGAAAAGGAAATCCCGATTAAGGGTGACAGCAACGGTCGCGTGATTATCGACCGGCCACCCGAAGAAGTGTTCCGCCCGGCGACCATCGCTTCACTGAACGGCAAGCCGATAGCCCTGGACCACCCCGATGAAGATGTCACCCCGGACAACTACCAAAAGCATCTGGTCGGTGTGGTGATGGACCCGCGCCAGGGCAAGGGGATTCAGGACAACCGGCTGTACGGCGACCTGATGGTGTACGCGCCGGATGCAATCAAAGCTATTCGTGACAACGAGTTACGTGAAGTGTCGGTCGGCTACGAAGCCGAGTATGTCGAAGACGGGCCGGGCCGCGGTCACCAGAAGAACATCGTCGCAAACCATCTGGCCCTGGTGCGTGAAGGACGCTGTGGCGTGTCATGTAGAATCGGTGACAGCCTGCCGCGCCACCTGCTGCGGTTTACCGACACTGCCGCACACCTGCCGATGATGCGCCGCCGTACCCGCAAGGTGATTCACCTTCATCTGTAGAAAGGACTGACACATGGCTATCCCGTGGATGGACCGGATGCTGGGCCGCGTGCGCGACGCCAATACGCTTGACGAAGCCCGCGCTGTGGCAGCCGAATTTCTTGACGGCAACGGCCGCACCAAGACCGGTGACGCCCTGCTGGACAACGGTATGGGCGGCAATGGTGAAGGTGATCAGCACATCCACCTGCACATGGGTGGTGGCAATGGTGGCGGCGGTAACGGCGGTGGCGGTAGCGGCGGCATGATGCAGCGCGACGAAGACCCGACCATGCCGGGTGGCGGTGCCGGTGACGAAATTTCCCAACTGCTGGAACGGGTGGAAGCACTCGAAGAACAGATGTCGCAGTTGATGGACGGTGGTGAAGAAGACGTTGAACTGGAAGAACCCGACACCCAGGACCGTCGCCGTTTCAAGATGCGCCGCGGCAGCAAGATGACGCGCGACGAAGAACCCCCGGTGCCGGAACGGATGCCGGAAATGGTCGGTGAAACCGATTTGCCCGGTGTCGAAGACTTGGACAAGCGGATGTCCACCAGCGACAAGCTGAAGAAGTACCGGTCGATGGATTCGGCCGATATGGAAGGGACGTGGCAGGAAGCGGTGGCGATGGCCGAAGTCATCGTACCCGGTATCCGCATCCCGACCTTCGACGCGCGGCTGTCGGCCGACCGCACGGCGCAGCGCCTTTGCACCTTCCGTCGTACGACACTCGACAAGGCGATGGAAAACCCAAAGGTGCAGGCGGTCATCAGCGAATTCACCGGCATCAAGACGCGTGACGCGATTCGGTCACTTGGGTGCGATTCGGTGAAGATGGCGTTTGGTGCCACTGCCACCGCGATGCGCGCCAACAACAATGGTGCCCAGTTTGTCCGCGAAGTGCGCACCAATGACGGTGGCAACGGTGGCGCGGCGAAGCCCGGCGCGCCGGTCAGCCTTGCCGAAATCCAGCGGCGCAACAAGGAAGCCTGGAAGGGCGGCGAATTCCATACGCCGTCGTAAGTCGGCGCATTTAGAAGGAGTGTAGCAGCATGGTAGCCTATACCTTTCGCATGCCCGCGGGCGTTCCGGGCGAAGTGACCCGGTTGCAGACCTACGGCGCGACCATCAAGGCGGAAAAGATCAACACTGCGTCACCGCCGCAGGCGTACGGTGTGCTGGTGGTGGTCGATGCCAATGGCATTCGTCCGATTGCTGTCGCTGACGCATCCGCCCCGGCCATAAACCTGCTGGGCATTCTGGTCCGGCCTTATCCGGGTGCCGACCTGACGGTGGCGTTCCCGGCCGGTGTCGTGCCGTTTGGGGCCGGTATGCCGCCGCAGACCGGTCTGGCCGACGTTCTGCGACGTGGCTATTGCAGTGTCAGCCTGAAGGGTTCCGCTGCTGCTGCCAAGGGCGGCAATGTGTACCTGTGGTACGGCGCAAGCGCCGCGCCGCACGTCCAGGGCGGCTTTGAAGCAGCGACCGGCGCATCCGCGTGGCAGGTGCCTGGGGCGCAGTTCGAAGGCCCGGCCGACGCCCAAGGCAACACTGAAATCGCGTTCCACATCTAGCGCCGGCTACACCTTCACCAGCATAGGAGTGTAAGTTGCGATGATGACCTATGGCAGCAACGCAGGTGGCGGTGAACGGTGGCCGACACTTGACCGTGCCTATCAGACACACGACGGCCGCACCGTGGACAGTGCCGGCGCGTTTTTGATTCACGAACTGGAACGGCTTGACCAGACGCTGCACATGCCGCTGGCCGCCGTCACCTGGGGGCGTGACATCGATTTGCGCGAAGACGTAACACTGGCCGACGATTCGGCGTCGTTCACCAACAGCAGCTTCGCCGCACCCGGTGGCATCACGCCCACCGGCATCAACTGGTCCGGCAAGAACACCACGGCGATTGCAGGTATCGCGGTCGATATCAGCAAGACCGCGCAGCCCTTGTACCTTTGGGAAATGGAACTGAAATACTCCATTCCCGAACTGGAAGCGGCCATCAAGCTGGGCCGACCGGTTGACCAGCAGAAATTCGAAGGGCTGAATCTAAAGCACCAGATGGACATCGACCAACTCGTATACGTTGGCGATGCGACCGTCACCACCACCGGGATGATGAACAGCACCGCGGTCACCGCGACGACCGCGCCTGCTACCGGCACCGGCAACACGACGACCTGGGCGACCAAGACGCCGCAGCAGATTCTGGCCGATGTCAACACGCTGTTGAACAACACCTGGGCCGCTTCCGGCTACAGCGTGATCCCCGACCGCTTGCTGATCCCGCCTGCCCAGTACGGCATCCTCGTCTCTCAGGTGGTCTCGACAGCCGGCTCGATGTCGATCTTGAAGTTCCTCGAAGAGAACAATCTGGCGGCCCAGCGTGGC